GCAAGTGTGAGGAATGCAGGAGAAAGAATAAAAAGCTAACTCCGCAGCAGCCCAAATGGAAGCTAGTAGGGTACAAGAAAAAACCCACATGTGATATATGCGGGTTTAAAAAACTCTACGATAGTCAGTTATTAGTATTTCACATTGACGGAAATTTAAACAACGTAGACCTATTTAATCTACGTACAGTATGTTTAAATTGTGTGGAAATAGTCAAACGTAGAGAAACTATTTGGAAACGTGGGGATTTAGAAGTCGATTAAGGCAAATTGAGCATGTGTTTAACACAGTCAAATAAATCGTCAATTGTGCTGTCATTATGTATTTCATGATCAAAATCTAGTCCTACACTGCTATATTCGCTAGGGTGTATTCCTAATTTCCCAAGTCTATCTTTGCTTAGTGACCAACCAATATGCCTAGGTCCTTTATTAACTGATATAGCATCATCATACCAGTCAGGTTTAGGTCCACGATGTACTCTAATTGTTATGCCACCAAGTCTTTTAATAGCTTCCATTTCATTAGCAAAACGTGTGTCAGTAATAACAATATCATCCCTACTTTGACGCAATTTATTTTCTAAACTTGCTATCCAAATATCGTTATGAAAGCTTTGACGGCCTACTTCAGTTCCCCACTGTTGTAAGACCCAGCGTGGACTAAGTTTCTCAATTCCTAATCGCTCACTCCACCAAAGATCAACTTGTTCACGCCATTCACGGCTATATTTTGTAGTGCCTTCAAGTAATTCACGTTCCCAACCAAAGATGTGTGATACTGCGTCTTTAAGACTGCCAGCCCAACTTTCTTTTTTGAATCCGTGTTCTGTGATGAGGTAGTCGGCAATAGTATCTTTGCCTGATCCGATGAATCCAGTAACGCTTACTAGCATTTTATCTCCTTGTAACATATTATATTACAATAAAGAAATATTTCATAAGTTAAAGGTTAACCTTGTATCCAAGTTAACGGTTGGCTATAATCTACGTATCTACGCAAATCCTCAATAAGTTGATCTTGTGACGCTTTTGCTTCTGCTTTGAGAGCAGTACCATTTAATGTTGTGCCACCAGCTGGTCCTGCAATGCTTGCAAACTTTTCACGTGCTTCACCTAAGATACTCTTTAACTGCGCAAGTGTCCAATCTCCGATCCATACGCCAGCGCCTGGATCTTGTAGCAACTCCAATTCAGGGCGTTGAATGTCGGCCCAAATTAAGACTTTTTCTCCTGAACCTTTTGGATCACGCACGATACGTAATTCTTTAGTTACAGGGTTAAATGTGTAAATTACATATCCACCGAACATACGTGCTGCTAATTCTATATATCCTGCATAAAAATCGTATGTTGCTAAACCACCTGCATAATTGTAGTTAAGTAGGTATGTGTTTAATATAGCACTACTAAAAGGATCAAAGCTACTAGAAGATGGACCTGTCTCAAGTCCAACAGTTCTACGAAACAACTGTCTAACATTGATAAACTCATCCGGTAAAGTATAAACGTTTGTATTTTTATGTATTTCAAATAGAGTATAGGACTCTATCGTAGCGTTCTGCGCACGTTGACGATAAACTTTAATTGCATATTGATAGGCTGCTTCGTAGTGTTCAGGATCCAGTTCTACATCTACTATTCCGTCACCCAAACGATAACGTAAGTTTTTAAATAATTCGTCTTTTAATTGCTGTAAACTTTGTGATATTGGCATAAAAATTCCCCAGATACTATATTTATCTGGGGAAGGGTTAATTAAAGATCATTATCTTTTCTGTTCTCACTGTAGTATGCATCAAAGCTACCACCTGGATATCTTGATTCTAGCTTTCTGACATTCTCAGCAATGACTTCATTTGGGTCTAACTGAAGTGCCCTACAGGCATTTACCCAGTACCACATGATATCACCTAGTTCACGTTTCATGTGATGGACGTTTTCATCAGTAAGTGCCTTACCTTGAAAGATAATTTTCTTAGGGATTTCAATGAACTCACCTGATTCTGCTGCTAGACCCATACATGCTGTAATAAGTAGTGGGAGATTAACGTCAGGACCATGTTTCATTTGTCCATCATTTAAATCTAATTCATAGTTTGCATCTAGTCTATCAAGTGTTGACATAAAAGTAGTCAAATCATTACTTGGTTGACTAGTAACTTTTTCTACAAAGTGTTGGTATTTGTTTAAATCAATATTCATTCCTCAACTCCAAAATGATTCATAATATTTCGTTCTATATCATATGCCGCAGCAGATTGTGGTGGGTTTGATGCAAGGAATTGCATATTATTTCGCTGTAGTCTCGCAATGGATAGACAATCTTTCACAATCAACTCGGCGAACTTTTGATAGCATTGCTCGGTGCTTTGACTTTCATCCTGACACTCATAGTATAATTCTCTAATTCGTTCGTTCATTAGAATGCCTTCAGTATTAGCATATTTTCGTTAAACCTACCGTTTGGTACAGTCGCAGTTGCTTTAATACCCTCAAAGAATTTACGTGCTGCGGGCTTACTTCCCATAATTTCTTTAAGTTGCTCACCTGGCTTACGTAATGTTTTAATCTCACTCTTGCCTGTATCAAAGCCAATGATAGTATTACCTTTTACAGTAAATGTCTGACTGTATTGATCGGCAATGTAGTGATGCAGTTTGCGCTTTGCAGTATCATACACCCATGCTTCACTTGCACCATGTAGCTTTGTTGGATGTACGCTAACCAAATCAAGTTTAGCCGCAGCGTCTTTAAACTCTTTGAGATACTTGAGTTTGCTAACAATCTTCTCTACTGGCACCGGCTTGCGCTTACGAGGTGTCTTGCTTGCTTTTTTGATGCTGATATAACTATTGAGGTCACTAATAACTTGCTCAATAGCCTTAATCATATTTTTCACTTGTACCTTGCCGAACTGACTGTAGCCCTCTACAAGTTGTGGGTCTTTACCTTCTTGCACTTCATACCATTCATTAAGTTCTTTCTTCCAAACGTCAAGAATAATAGGGATATGTTGTGGAAGAATGTTATGCTTTGACAGAATATCAATGGGTTTGCCTGGCAGACTACCCTTCAATCCAGCCTGAATAAAATCATCAAACAGTCCAATGATTTCCCCTGTTGCCTCACGTGCTTTTTCACGCATAATTTCTTGCACATTAGGACGATTAGTAGTTTCTTTTTCTACTTCTACTTCTACTTCTTGAGGAGTAAGATTAGATTTAAAAACTGTTTCAGGCTTATGTACACAGGTCATTAACCTAGTAATTTCATTTTGCAATGACATTTCTTCATGCTCAGTTAGTTGTAGTCCACGCAATGTCATACGTGCTAGCCAACCATATGTACCTAAAATCTCACTTTCAGGTGCTTTTGCCATCACCTTAGCATCTGCCTTACGGTCATTAAGTTCTAGATATTGAATTAGTAAGTCTTTGGCTTCTTTACGACCATAGAATCTTGTGTACCAACTGAACGCCCTAGCCATTGCACTAGTACGAAATTCACTATCGGGTTGTACCGCAAAAAATGGCTCTTCCCCTGTGTATTTTGTATCAGGGTCTTTGGGATTAAGTGCTTTGATCATTGCATGATCTGAATTCTTAGACTTACGGGACATGCTTTGCTCCTATTATTAACGAACTGCTATTATAGCATACCCTGTATTTAATTACAACCTTTTGGAATTGTCATTTAGACAACGGATTTATGACTAAATAGTATTAGAACAGGAAAAATAACATGCCGCGCCTCAGCCTTTACCGTCCAGAAAAGACCCAAGACTATAAGTTTTTGGACAGAACCATCAATGAAATGTTCACTGTGGGTGGAACAGACCTATACATACACAAGTATTTAGGGCCTGCGGATCAAGGTCCAAGTAAAGATTTTACTCAACCTCAATACAATAATCTAGATCCTCTGAATATACAGGATTTATTATTCCTAGAAAACCGTGACAGAAAATACGCCCCTGACATTTACAGAATTCGTGGGCATTATAATGTACAGAATCTAGACTTTGATTTAAGTCAATTTGGATTGTTTTTAAATAATGATATAATTTTTATAACAGTTCATTACAACACAATGATTGATCTAATGGGTCGTAAGTTGATGGTTGGTGATGTACTAGAACTACCTCATTTGACAGATTATCACCCACTGAATGACACCATACCTGTGGGGTTACGCAGATACTACCAAATTACGGATGCGAACTATGCAAGTGAGGGCTTTAGTCAAACATGGTATCCACACTTATGGCGCATTAAGTGCGAGCCATTAGTTGATAGTCAAGAATTCAGTGACATACTTGAGCAACCAATTAATAAAGAAAATTACTTAGGTGATTGGGATAAGACTAAAACGTATGTACCTGGTTATGTTGTGACTTATGGTGACACAAACTGGACTCCAGTAAAAGAAGTACCTGCTGGTATTCCTTGTCAGGGTGTAGCTTGGTCACAAACTAAAGAATACCCTATTGGCACTACAGTAACAAAAGACGGAAAAACATATGTAACTACACAATTAACTCCTGCAGGAACACCTGTGACAAATACAAATTATTATGAATTATATTGGGAACGTGATACTGCTGATAACTTGAAAGACATAATTAGTAGGTACAATAAAAACATACAAATCAATGATGCGGCAATTGCTGAAGCAAAACGTGTTGTACCTAAAACAGGTTATGACAGATCACAATTATACATTTTACCTACTGAAGCCGATCAACCTGCACCACCTGTTAGTTTAATTATTCGCAATGGTGATCCTGAATTAGCATTAGGTTCTTTAGAAATTGTTCAGCCAGCTGGCTTTAGTCCTAGTCCTATCATACGAATAAGTGCAGCAGCACTAGCTAATTTACAAGAACAAGTGGGTGACAATGACGCAATTAGAGCATTTATACAAATGAGTTTAGAATTAGCAGAGATAGCACCTGAATTAACAGACACTGGATCAGGAGCAGTTGAGCCTGATATTGTTTTAGCAGTTAAAGCTTTTGGTCCTGTTTCAGTACCGTTTGGTACATCAGATAATACATATGCTTTTGCTGATGCTGATCCTGAGCAGCCTAATTTTGATACAACACAATTAACACCTGATATGGATTTCCGTGCTGACTGTGATCCACGATTTAGATTTATTGTTAGAAGTAGTCCAACAGGATTTGGTTACTTAGAAGGTTACTTAGTTGGTACAGGCGAAGCTCCGAACGGAGAACCTGTAACATCAGCTATTGAGTTTCCACCTAATCCAACTACAGGTCAATATGTATTACGAATAGACTATCTACCGCAACAACTGTTCCGTTTTGATGGTGCTATTTGGGTTAGAATAAGTGAGAACGTCAGAACAGGTGTAGCATTTGAAGCAGATGATGAATCACTATTATCATCATTTATTAATAATAGCAATGTTACTGCTACAACAAGTGGTACGATACCACAACAACAACCGCTTTCATCAATACTTACAATTACACCAGATTAAGGAATTAAATGGCACAATATTTTTATGACAATCAGATAAGACGATTTTTAGTGCAGTTTGCAAGAATTTTTAGTAACTGGTATGTTACTAAGGGTAAAGATCCTGCAGGTAATGATATTCTTGTTAGAGTTCCAATACAATACGGAGATCAGAGTAGACAAGTATCTACTGTAATTGCTAATAATAGTCCAAGCAGTTTACCTAGTACGCCTATGATTACCTATTATATTTCTGCACTTGAATATGATCAGACAAGAACTCAAAGTCCTTATTTTACTGACAAAACAAGTGTACGTAGACGAACATTTAATGAAGATACACAACAATTTGAACAAACACAAGGTGATGCATTTACTGTTGAACGTTTAATGCCCGTGCCATATACATTACGTAAGTGTACTATATCAAGATAGATTAACGTTTAGTAGTAGAGTCATACCAATAGGATCAGGCAATCCAATTGACATAATGACATGGACTTTTTACATGCCTATATGGATTAGTTCTAGTGCTAAAATTAAGAAGCTTGGAGTTATATATAAAATTATTGCAAGTATATTCCAAGGTAACGCACTTACTGATATGCAAGATGATGATTTATTATTGGGTACAAGACAGAAAATTACCCCATATGGTTATAAATTACTATTGCTAGGCAATTCATTACAAATACTTCCAGATGGTCAGCCATTCTATCCTAATAACGAAAGTATGGACTTACCTACGAATCCAAATACTAATGTATATTGGCAAGCGTTCTTAAATGTATACGGTACAGTACGTCCTGGTATTAGTCAGATATGGCTAGAAAATCCATACATGGATACTGAAATAGTTGGTACAATAGCGTTTAATCCAACCGATGATAGACTATTAATATACAATGTTGATCCTGATACACTACCACAAAATACATTAGGAGCAGTAGATAGTGTTATTAATCCATCAGTTAAGTCACCTGGTAATGGATTACCGAATGCCACAGCAGGGCAGCGTTATTTAATTGTTGAAGATATTGGGAGTGATATACCATTAAGTTCTACAGAAGGTTGGGGCGCACTTGTTGCTCACGAAAATGACATTATTGAATATGACGGTGTTATTGGTGAATGGTTTGTGAGTTTTGATAGTACATTATTGACTAATGTTCAGTACGTGACTAATCTTACATCAGGTCTCCAATATAGATTTGTGAATAATGCATGGATGAAGTCATGGGAAGGATGGTATAGTGCTGGAGATTTTAGTATAGTAATTTAAATTTGATAAATTATTATATGAGTAAAGCAAATATCAGTGCAGGAATCTTCTTTTATTCTACATCTACCAATAGATTTTTATTTTTGTTACGCAACGACAATAAAGAAACAACCTATTGGGGAATTCCAGGTGGGAAACTTGAGAAGAACGAAACTATTATTCAAGGACTAGAACGTGAATGTCATGAATAAATACAGTTTTTTCCTACTACTCCTAAACTGATTCCAATTCAAAAATTTGTCAACAATACATTCACATATCATACATTCTTTTGTCCAATAGAGAATGAGTTTATCCCAATATTAAATGAAGAACACATAGGATACTGTTGGGTAGATGTTAACAACTATCCTAAGCCATTGCATCCTGGATTGTTTAATACCGTGAACTTTGATGTTGTGAAAGATAAATTAGAACAATTAACGCAAGTTAAAGAGTAATATCTCAGGTTCTTCTTCTGGATTAGTGATGACTAATTCAGTTTCATTTTCAAAACTAAATCCAGAACCTGTATATGCTTCAATACCATTAATATAAGCAGAACCGTTTATTATATAAAGATAATACTTACGATTAGAATTTAACTGTTCTATATGATCCTTAGTAAAAATACCTGCACTTAACTTAACATCACTTTGAATTATTAATGGACCTTTATCACTTGCAATAGGACAGAAATTATCTAACTTTTCTTCTCTGTCAAACATCCAAACATCATATTGAGGTTGAAAGTTATGTCTATTTGGACGCATCCATATTTGCAAATAATGAATTTCTTCATCTGAATTATTACCTTCACAATGCCAAATGCCTGTACCCGTACTCATTCTTTGTACAGCACCACTAGGCACTTCTAGTACATTGGTCAAATTATCATTATGAAAGCAAGGACCTTTAATTACATAACCTATGATTTCCATATCCATATGTTGATGAATAGGAGTAAAGTTATGTGGTTTAACTTTATCATCATTAATAACCTCTAAGTCGCTATAGTGGATATAATTAGGGTCGTTGTATGTATTGTTGCTGAATGAACGATAACTATCTATCCAACCAAAGTTGAAATGCCCTCTTGTTTCAGGTAGTCTATGTGTAATCATAAGTTTATTTAATGGAAAAGCGGCTTGCGCCGCTTTTTTATTGATAGTAAATTAAGCTTAGCAAGCGTAATCAATATCAATCGTAATAAGACCAGTTGCTGGATCAGGTGTATCTGTCTTATCATCAAATGAAGCAATATACTTAACTCCTGAATTTTCATCTGTGCCATTATTAGTAAAGTCAATTGCAAAATGATCAGTTAAGCTTTGGCAATATGGATCACCACCTGAAGCTTTGTCTAATGTAACTGTCATTTCATTTCTCACTAAAGCATTTGAAGCTTTATTTACTAATGTACAAACACCAGCTGCATATCCATAACCATTAGTTGTTAAGCTAGCATTTGCACCTGTACAAGTAAATAGTTTACCTACTCCTGCATCTGGGCCTGCTCCTAATGCTTCCCAATTAGTGTTACTAACACTAACAATATAGTATGCTTGTCCATTAGCCATAAATTCATCTTCAATATTCTGATTTCTGACTACTAAATGCTTTCTCTTACCTTTTTGACGTAAGATCCAGCAACGGTCTGAAGTTGCACTTGTGTAAGATACATTTGAGGCATTTCCGTTTGAAACTGCTCCTAAAGTAACTGTATCGCCTTGTGTTATTCCGACTGGTCCAACAGCATCGTCGGCTAATTGGAATACTGCTGCAAGATCAGGTGTTTCGCTAACACGCAATGTTGTTGCTGTTGGTAAATCATATACATAATATACAGTACCTGCTATTAAATTACCCATATTACCAGCTACTGTGACTGCACCACCAACTACAAATTGACTTGAATCTGTAACTGTTAAACGGTCGTTACTTGCTGTAGTTGCTGTTACTGTATCACTTGCTGATGCGTTGATTACACTTACTGCACCTAATTCTACATCGTTTGCATAAAGTAATGAACCTACACTTAATACATCACTAAATTGTGTGCTGAATCCACTTACAGTAGTTGTTGCTGTTGAAGCAACAATTGTACCTTGTTGCTGTTGTTCTACTGCTGCATAACCATATACAGTAACAGCTTCTATACCACCAACTACGCCAGGTGCGCTAGTTGTAAAACCATTGTCTGTAGTGCCATCGTTTGGATAACCTTCATCGGTAATTCCGTCTGGGCTAACTGCTGCGTTTGTTTTTGCTATTTTTAAAGGGCGTCCCATTTTGTTTCATCTCCTTAAGTGTGAACGTTCTAGGTCCTACGCAGTTGGGGAACTGCATAAGTCTCCCATATAGAGAGAGAACATATGTATTTATCCCCAACTGGTGTTTTTAGGTTATGCCGTATCCGTCAATGTACCAAGTATTCGCTGCTACTTTTATAATCGTTACATCAGCATGTGTTGATAATGTTCTAGTACCAGTACTTCCTTGGTATCTCATTGTAACACCTAATCCAGGAGCTACAGTTAAGTTCTGAGTACTATCACCATTTATAATACGAAGCTGAGTTCCAGGAGGTATTGTTTGAGTCGTATCGTTAGGAACATTTAAAATCGTTCCTCCTGGTTGCCCTGTATAGTAAATTAACGTCCCTGTGTCAACACTAGTTAATGTGTAACTAGCATTTTTTGTGTTTAAAGGAGCGATTCTATAACCAATTTGAGCTGAACCACCTATTACTGGTACTCCTATGTTACTATATCCACCAGTTATTGATAAGTTGCCCGGTAATGTTGTATTACCACCGCTATCTAACAAAATAAGTTCACGTGACTTAGTACCAAATGGGTTTCCACCGCTGTTTGTATATTGTCTTACATAAATTGGTTCATCACCGTTGTCAGCAGTATCAATAGATATGAATCCAGCATTTGCGCCTGTACCGCCAACTTGTATTCTATAGTAGTCATCTGATGCAATGACACCATATAGAGCATTTGCAGTCATGCTTGCAGTAAGACCAGGTGTAACTACACTACCAATTACACTTGAAGCACTAATAATATTCGCTGAACTTATATTTCCAGTAACACTTAAATTACCAGGTATTTGTGTATTACCACTAGCATCTAATAATGTAAGAGTTCTTTGAATGTTACCATAAGGATTACCACTAAGTTCAGCATACTGTCTTACATATATTGGTTCAGTGCCTTCATTTGCTGTAGCTATTTCTACATATCCACCACTAGGTCCTGTGCCACCTACTTGAATTCTAAAGTAATCATTATCTGCAATAGTTGTATTAATAATATTTGCTGTATTTGTACCAGACAAACTTATTTGTAAATTACCCGTAAACGTATTTGCAGTCACATTTCCTGTAGTTGTAATACTACCGGATAGTGATAAGTTACCTGGTAATAGTGTATTGCCTGCACTATCTAATAATGTCAATGTTCTTGGAGTGAGACCACTATATTGCCTAAAGTAGATTGGTTCATTACCATTATCACCTATATCAAATGATACGAATCCTGAATCTGCTCCAGTACCACCAACTGTTAATCTAAAGTAATCGCTTGAAGCAATATTTGCAAGTATTAAGTTAGCATTGTTTGTACCTGTCAAATTGTTACATGTTAAAGTACCAACTAAGTTACCACCAATAAAATTGTTAGCTGTGAAGTTATTCGCAACTAAATCACCACTAATAGTTACATTACCAAATAAATTATTTGCAGTGATATTACCAGTTAACGACATATCACCTGTGTAAGTCAATGGGCCAGTGCCAGCACGTCCTAACTTAGCTGAATTATTTCCATTACCAAATACAACATAACCGTTTGCAGCATTAGTTTGGCTACTGATCATCAATGTTTCAGTAACACCTATATCACCTAACCAAGTTGTAGTGCCTACTCTAAAGTTTTGACCTGTGCTAGTAGCAGTTGATACAATGATACCACCAGTTACATTCCCTGTTACACTTGAACTTATACCTGTTACGCTAGTAATAACTGCTGATGTTGCAGTTAGATTACCAACTAGGTTAGCTGCAGTCACATTTCCTGTTGTGGATACTACATTACCAATTACACTGTTAATAAACAGATTTCCAAATGTAGCATGTATATTAGTTCCAACAATTAAATTAGATGCACTTACAATATTTGCGGTCGCACTGATTATTCCTGTTGCGGTAATAGTAGAAGGAGTAGATATAGCACCTGTTGCACTTAATGTTCCTTGTGATAGTATTGAACCACCTGTAATACTTGAAACAACACTTAGATTTGTTGAAACATTTACATTTCCTGTTGCTGTAATACTGCCACTCGTAACTATATTTCCGGTGAGACTTAGGGTAGGTGCAGTTATATTACCACCTGCCGAAATACTACCAACTACAGATACACTTCCTGGAAATCTACTATTTCCAGTTGGTCCAAGAAGTATTAATTCACGTTCTAGTGAGTTAAATGGAGTAACTTGCGAAGAATTGTATTGTCTTACATATATTGGTTCACTACCTTCATTGGCTGTATCAAAAGAAACATATCCGTTATTAGTATCTCCGCCTATTTGAATTCTAAAGAAATCAGTACCTGCGACAGTTGTATTAATAATATTTGCTGTGACTCCACCCCCTACAGACATAGCAAGATTACCAACAAAATTATTAGCAACGATATTTGAAGTCGTTGAAACAATTCCTGTTACATTTAAATTGCCAGGTATCTGTGTGTTGCCGTCTGTATCTAGTAACGTTAATGTACGAGTTGGATTCGTGCCTGTAAACTGTCTTACAAATACTTGTTCATTACCATTGTCACCTACATCAATAGCAACAAATCCGGCATCACTTGATGTACCACCGATAGTTAATTTAAAGAAATCTGTGTCAGCAATATTTGCAAATATTAAGTTTGCATTGCTTGTTCCACTTAAATTATTTCTAGTAAGTGTACCATTTAAATTGCCGCCCCAAAAACTATGTGTGGCAATGAAGTTTGCAGCAGTTACATTTCCTGATGCTAAGTTTAGATTACCTACTAAATTGTTTGCTGTTAAATTTCCAGTTAATGACATATCACCTGAATATGTCAACGAACCAGTTCCTGCACGACCTAATTTAGCAGCGTTATTACCATTACCAAATACTATGTACCCATTAGCAGGATCAGTAAATCCAGTTATTCTTACAGTGTCAGAACTAGATATATCACCTAACCATGCAGCAGAACCTATTCTATAATTATTTCCAGTACCAGTTGCTGTAGAAATAAACATATTTCCTGTAACGTTGCCGGTTACACTTGAGGTTGTACCTGTTACGCTGCTAACTACAGCAGAAGTAGCAGATAAATTACCAAATACACTTGAAGCATGTATATTTGCAACTGCAGTTATATTACCGGTTGCAGTTATATTACCAGTTGCAGTGATGTTACTATTCGCTCTTAAATTACCTGCTATTACGTTACCGGTTGTATTAAGGCTATCATATGAAGTTATAGATCCATTTGTAATAATAACTCCATTAGCATACATTATTGCATTTGAAGATCCAAGTGTTATTGAACTATTTGCTACAAGTGAACTACCTCGTATTTGGTTAGTTGCGTTAATATTATTTGCAGTAACATTACCACCTGAACTTACAACAACATCTCCGCCGCCACTGACAACAACATCTCCGCCACTTGTCACAGATAATTGCCCTTGTACGGTGGCTGCACCAAACACAGATAAAGCACCAAGTGATCTTATGCCAAGATTTGCTTGTACAGTTCCTGGGAATATAGTATTTCCAGTATTATCTAATAACGTAGCTTCTTTTACAATACCACCAAAAGGGTTGCCACTTATATTTTGATATTGCCTTACATATATTTGTTCTGCAGCATTATCACCAGTCGCAATTTCTACGAAACCTTGATCAGTTCCAGTGCCACCAACTGCCAGTCTGAAGAAGTCCTGTCCGGCGCCACCATTTGCCATAATTGCACTAACAAGAGCTGTAGTGCTAGTTGTGTTAGCGATTCCAGTAAGAGTACCAATAATACTACTTGCTGTTATGCTACCGCTAGTAGTAATATTTCCTGGTACAGACAAGTTTTTGTTTAGTATCGTATCACCAGCTGTAGATAAAAGAGTTAGATTACTTGAAGCAGTGCCACCAGTATACTGTCTAAAGAAAATTGGTTCATTACCTTCATCTCTTGTAGCAAATTCAACGTAGCCTTGATTGACCCCGAATCCTCCAGCTGTCACAGTGAATACATCATTATCAGCAATATTAGCTCTTATTAACTCTGCTGTATTGGTGCCTGTTAGATTAGCTGTGATTAACCTACCTCTGAAATTACCACCAACAAATGTATTTGATGTGAAACTATTTGCACTTAAATCACCACTACTAAAGTTAAAGTTACCTACAAAATTATTTGCAGTAACATTACCAACAAGTGACATGTCGCTTGACCAAGTAAGTGGTCCAGTTCCTGCACGACCTAAACTTTGACTGTTGTTACTAGTACCAAATATAATATATCCATTAGCAGAATTTGCTTGGCCTTTTAATATTATTGTATCTGCAATGTTAACATCGCCAATAAAAGCGTCATTTCCTACAGCATAATTATTTCCAGTACCATTGCTTGTCGCTATAAAGTTATTAGCAGTTATATTACCTGACAAGCTTGCCGCAATACCAGTTAAACTTGTAACATTGGCCGTTGTCGCAGTTACATTACCTATTAAGCTGCTACCTGTAATATTACCTGTAACAGATACTATGTTACCTGTATGTCTATCACCGATTACATTTCCGATAGCTGTAATACTACCTAATGCTGTGATTTGACCTAATGATGTAACATTTTGACCCTGTAAGTTTGCAGTTGCAACTATATCAGTTTGTGCCCTTACATTACCTGTAACAGAAATATTTGTTCCTGTCAGTGAAGGAGATGATATTGTTCCAGTAGCAGAAACATTTACTGCATTAATTGTACCGGTTGTGCTTAATACTGCGGCATTTAATGTACCTAAAACAGAAAGATTTCCTAATGCGCTTAAAGTTCCAGTAACTGAGACATTAGCAGGGAAAATACTATTACCATTTCTATCAAGTAATGTCAATGAACGAATTTCTGAAGTATATCCAACCCCATTAAACTGTCTTACTATTATCGGAGTAGGTGAAGTGCCAGCGCCATCAGTGGTGTCAATATACGCATTTCCTTGACTTGATCCTGAACCACTTATTTGTATTCTAAATCCATCATTTCCTGCCATCGTGCCACTAACAATGTTTGCATTTGTGAATACAGTTGGAGTTGAAACAAAAAGATTACCAACAAAATTATTTGCAATTGCATTTTCAAATATTGAATTGCCATTTGCATCTAATAGTGTAACTTCATTTTGAATACTTGCACCATTATATTGTCTAAAGTATATAGGTTCATTTCCTTGATCACCTGTTTCAAATGATACGAAACCTTGATCTGTTCCAGTACCACCAACAATCACTCTGAAGTAGTCATTATCAGCGACATTAGAACGAATTAATTGGAAAGTATTTGATCCAATGATAGTGTTTGTTATTAGTGAACCAACAAAGTTACCACCAAAGAAATTATTAGATGTAAAACTATTTGCGTTTATGTCAGCATTGCTTAATGTGATATTACCAACAAAATTATTTGCTGTTATTGTACCTGCAGCACTAATATTTCCACTATAAGTTAATGGACCTGTGCCTGCTCTACCTAATGTTTGACTATTATTGCCATTACCAAACACAATGTATCCATTAGCAGGGTTATTTTGTCCCTTAATAATGACTGTATCTGCTACACCAATATCACCGATAAACGCACGATTACCAACTGCATAATTATTACCTGTACCAGTGCTGTTAGATATAAAGTTATTAGCTGTTATATTACCTGATAGACTTGCGTTCGTTCCAGTAAGACTTGTGGTAAATATTGAACATGCACTTACATTTCCAGTTAAACTTGATCCTGAAATTGTACCAGTTAAACTTATTGTATTACCAACGTATAAGTTAGCATTAACTGTTCCGCCTGTTGCAGAAATATTACCAGTTAAACTTACGTTTTGTCCATTGAATATAGTAGCATTTGCAGCAAATGCTGATAAGTTACCAACAAAATTACCTGCATTTATGTTTCCTGTCGTGCTAATAGTACCAACAAGACTTGCAGCCGTAACTGTTCCAGAAACACTTAAAGAGGTAGCACCTATTCTATTACCCACAAATAAGTTTGCGCCTGCGGGGAACACAGCATCACCATTAGCATCCATCAATGTTACTCTGCGTTGTTCTGTAGCAAAATTAGGGCCACTAAACTGTCTAAATATTATACTTTCAGTATTTTCATCACCTACATCAAACGCTACATATCCTTGATCTGATAGGTTACCACCCAACTGTAGTCTAAAGGCGTCACTACCTGCCATTACAGCATTAATTATATTAGCAGTTCCTGGCGCATTAACAACTGCTGTTAAATTACCGCGCAAGTTACCAGCAGTAATATTACCATTTGCGCTTATGCTGCCAGGGAAGAATGTATTACCGCTCTGATCTAATAATGTAACTTGATTTTGAATATTTGGACCATTGTACTGTCTAAAATAAATTGGTTCTGATCCGTTATCACCTGTGTTAAATGATACAAATCCAAAATCTTGTGAGTTGCCACCAACATCAATACTAAAGTAGTCAGCATTTGTTGGGCCTGCTATGTTAGCACGAACCATTTCTACAGTATTTGCACCAATAACTGTTGTGATTAATCTTCCAGAGAAATTGCCGCCAAAGAAATTATTTGATGTAAAGCTGTTTGCACTTAAATCTGTATTAGCTACATTAATGTTACCAACAAAGTTATTTGCAGTTATTGTGCCACCAACTGATAAGTTGCTATTCCATGTTAATGCTGCGGTGCCACTACGTCCTAATTTAGCAGTAGAATCAGAACCAAATGTAATATAACCAATTGTTGGATTTTGCTGACTTCTAACTGCTAAGCTATCGGCAGTATTAAGATCACCTAACCAAACACTGTTACCAACTCTGAAGTTATTACCTGTGCCTACATTGTTTGAATGAATTACCCCGTTAGCTGTAACATTACTTGAGACACTAATATTACCTACATTGAATACAGGAGCTGTGATGTTTTGAGCATTGACATTTGATACTTGAAGATTTTGTACATTAGTTATGTTTCCATTAGCATGTAGTCCAAGTAAACCACCTAATACTATACTACCGTTACCTGTTACGTTACCTGTAGTAATACTGTTTGCAAAAACATTTAATGCACTATTTGAAGAATTAGTTGCATTGCTAGTAATTGTGTTTGTAATTACAATTGGTGTAGTTAAATTTCCAGTTAAATTTGCATGCGGTGAATATATATTACCCAAAGAAGATATATTTGCAGTAGCACTTATATTTCCATTTACTGTTACATTAGCATTATTGATTGTTTGAATGATGGCGCCGCCTGCACGGAATATAAGTTCACCTGCACCTACATCACCATTAGCAATAATTATATTACTTGTAGTTCTACCAAATATATTACCTGTAACTGCACCTATATTTGCAGCAGGTGAATTGAATGACCCACCAATTGATAACGCACCTGATATATTTGCATTTCCACCGGCAAATAAGTTGAGACTTACACCTAACCCACCTGTTACAACTAATGCTCCGGTTGTAGTAGAAGTTGATTGAGTTCCTGTTCTTACTCTTAATCCAGCACCAGCCTCTGATTCAATTCTAGCAGAAATAATGTACTTTGTTCCGTCACTATAGACATAGAAGTATTGACCAATTGCAAATGCTATTGTAATTATACCCTGACCTGTATAGCCTGAACCCTCAAATGTTCCACTTGGTGTTGCTAAATTAACGTTTTGTCCAAGGGTTCTCAATCTAAATGTATAATTTACACCTGGATTACCTATAGGATTTGGTAAAATTATTTGATAACCACTGTTCGTTAAATCAACTAATGCACCTGCCCTAGAAGTTGTAAGAGTAGTAGCTGATGAAATACTAAGGTATGAAACCTGTAAACCTGAAGTTCTAATAATATTATTAGCAATTATATTATTGACATTATTAATATTACCAGTATAATTTGGTAAGTAATTAGCTACGTTTGCATCATTATAAATGTCGGTATTAACGCCAGTTAAGAAAGCACCATTACCATAAATGTAATTACCTGTGATGTTGCCTACTGCAGTAATATTACCATTTGCAGTTATACGATTTCCTGCTGTGATGTTTTCAAATACGTTTAAGTTTCCGCCTATGCCACTATCAGTTGCAATAATAAAGTTGCCTGGGGAAACTGTAACAACGTTGGCGCCACCTACAGTGAAACCAATATTACCGTTAGCTACAGGTATAGAAATATTACTTACACCATTTGCAATACGTGAAACGTTTGCTGTTACATTGGTTAGTAAAGCACCGTTACCAATAAAACGATCCGCTGTAATGTTTCCAATAGCAGATATTGTACCTGCTGCTGTAATGTTTGTAGATGTCGCAATGTTACCTGCAGCACTCACCGTATTACTTACATAAATATTGCCTGAAATGACATTGGCGCCAGCTGTAACATTGATACCATTTATGTTTCCAGTTGTACTGAGATTATTACCTACTAAATTATTACCAGTTATGTTTCCTGTTAACGAAATGTTACCCGAACCATTTAAAACGTTGCCTAAATTAGCTGAACCAATTGTCAATTGCCCTGTTATTGTGGCGGCGCCCGTGACTGAAAGGTTTAGTGAAGTGTTTATATTGCCTGATGCATTGACAGTTCCGGGTGTGCTAAGGTTTGCTCCTATTACGTTACCAGCGGCACTTAATGTAGATCCTAAGTTTATATTACCGTTTATATTTGAACTTCCAGTTACACTTAAATTACCATTCAAACTAGCTAGCGTAGGAGACAATACAAAAACGTTAGGAGCACCACTAACAGCAAAGTTAATGTTACTTGCACTTGCAGGTATACGAACGTTACTTGATCCATTAACAATTGCAGTACCAACTGAAGGGGTAGTAAAGCTTAAGTTACCAGCACCGTCGGTTGATAGAACATCTCCGGGATTACCACCTGGAATATTTAGTGCGTCTGTACTAGTTAGGTTAGCGTTTCCTGTTAATAGTAAATCACCTGTAATGTTAACTCTAGTTGGTGTAACTACCATAACATTAGGAACACCTGTAACACCAATCGAAACGTTAGCGTTAGGATTTACAATTACATTACTATTGCCACCTACTATTTGATTTGATGCAGGCAAGCTACCCCAAGCTAAATTGCCCGTAGTGTCGGTTGCAATTAAAATAGCATTTGCTATACCACCTGCTATTTTTAGTTTTAATATATCTGTATTAATATTACCTGTCGCATTGATTGCACCAGATACATTAATACCTGAGTTAGATATGGTAAGTGCAGTTGTTCCAGTAGCGACTGCAACAATGGTTCCGTTTTGGCTTATAGTTAAATTACTTGTACCGTTGCTAATTTGTGATGTTGGAGGTGAGGCTACCCATGCAAGATTACCTGTACCATCAGTTGACAGTAATTGATTAGCTGCACCACCTGTAATTTTAACATTAGAGTTAGAACCTAAGTTTGAAATTCCTGTAACAGTTATTCCTGTATTTGCAACTACCAATACATTCGCTGTACCTGCAACACTTGTTCTTACATTACCACTTAAGTCAATAGAAACGTTGCTTAAACCATTTGCTAATATAGCAGAAATTGGAGCAGCAACATAACTTAAATTGCCTGTCCCATCTGTTTGTATAATTTGACCAGCTGAGCCGCCGAAAATTTTAACATTGCTTATATTGCCTAAATTAGCACTACCTGTATTAACTAAACCTGTTGCGCTTACAATACCTGTTATTATTCCAGTGCTTGTAAATTGCGTTACATTTGATATACCTGCGACACTTACTCTAATATTTGTATTGGGTCCGACTATAACATTACTGTTGCCATTTACAATAGATTGTGTTGCTGGTGCAGATGCCCAGCCAATTTGACCTGATACGCCTGTAGTGGTTAGAACCTGTCCAGTTTGTCCACCTAAAATTCTTACGTTTGCTATTGTACCTAAACTAACAGGTGCAAAGAAGTTAACTGATTCGTTGAAAATACCTTGAACATTAGATGAGAAAGTTGATTGTTCAATTCTAAATCTATTTGCGAAACCAGCGACTTGAAATGCGATATTTCCACTTTGTTCAATGGTCATATTACTTAAACCATTTGCAACACCAGCTGCAATAGGAGTAGACCAGCTTAGATTACCAACTCCATCAGTAACTAAATATTGGCCGTTCAATCCACCTGCAATATGCAAGTTAGATATTTGACCAAGTGTTACATTTGATGTATATTCAAAGTTTACTACACCGTCAATATTACTAACTGTCAAGTTATTCAGAGATCCTAAATCAGTGATATTAGGTTGGTTAGATGTAACTAATCTTCCAGAGAAAAAGTTCGCATTTGCTAAATTACCTAAACTTGCATTACCTGCTCTAACATTTCCTACAACACTTAACGAAATTAAGTTTCCGACTGATGTAATATTTGCTTGTGACGGGAAAGTAACAGTACTAGCTAATAAAGCGTTAGGCACTTGACCAGTTATATTTGCACCTACTATACCAAACAATCTTGAAGCATTTCCTGCGAACGTACCACTTGTTACACCATTGCTCTTAAAGAATCTTAATGATGATGAACCATTAAAAGTACCATTATCGTTAAATTGAATTTCTGTGTTTGTTCCTGCAGCCGGAACGATATTTAAAATGTTCGCAAAGCTTAAAGTTCCATTACCGTCGGTAGTTATAACATCATCTATTGACCCGCCGGCAATTTTTACATTGGCTATATTTCCTAAATTAGCAAGATTGGCAACAGAAATATCATTAGCTGTCACATATGAAATTATTGTATTATTTGCATTAATTGTTAGGTTATCAACATTAGATGTAATTGATGTTTGACCAATAGATACACCCACGTTACTTACTGCTAAACTACGCCAAGTATTTGCAGGAATTCCTAAATTATAAGTAGCAGTTACATTAGGCACTAAATTAGACCTTACAAAGTTCGTAACGGATAAATTATTAAGTGTGGCTGCTGAGTTAATCAGTAAAGTGTTAGCATTTACATTGTCTGACTTAACATTACTGTATGCACTAATATTACCTGTAGCTATTAAATTACCTACATTTGCTAAATTAGCTACTGTTAAATTACTAGTAACACTTATGTTAGCACTTATGATATTTGCAGCATTAACATTAGCAACTGCTGAAATATTACCACCTCTAACTAGTCCAGTAATACTTAAATTACCGCCACTAATATTTCCAATAGCACTTATAATATTTGCAGAATTAATATTTCCTGCATTTACATTTCCACTAGTAATTACTGTTCCGGTAGTGCTTAAGTTTGCGCCTGTGATAGTACCTGCAGCAGTTATACTTCCACTAAATTGAGCATTGGCTAAATTACTGTTCCCTGCAACACTTAGATTTCCACTTGTTACTAGATTACCTGCTTCAACATTGCCAGTGGCTGACACTGTTGATCCTATTAATACTGCGGAATTTACGGTAGTAGCATTTACAGTAGTAACATTAGCAGTTGAACCATTTATAGTTGATAAATTTGAATTACCTGTAACTGATAATACACCGGTTACCGTAACTGTATTTTGACTTATAACAACAACGTTAGAAACATTATTGACACTAACTGCAACGTTTCCATTAGCTGCAGGCACATTGATGCTTGTAGTACCATTAAATAAATTACCTCTTACATTTCCTAAGAAGAAATTAGCGGTAACTGCATTACCTAAATTAGCATTTAATGCTGTAATATTTCCTGACGCTGAAAGAGTTGTAGAGTTAACGTTATTTGCATTAACATTTCCTACTGCAGATATATTACCAGATACACTAACTCCTGCAGCATTAATGTTTGATACAGCACTTACATTTCCTGTTGAGTTTAAATTTGCAGCAACGATGTTTGCGTTGCTCACTATACCAACTGCACTTATTGTTCCTGTAAAATTAGCATTGGTTACGGAAGCAATATTACCAGCAGTAACATTTCCTGTTGCTGTGATGTTAGTAGCAGTTGATATTGCGCCCGAAGAAGTTATACCGCCTGCTGCAGCTATATTAAGACCTGAAATATTGCCGGATGCGCTGATTGCCGCTGCAGCGGCAATATTATTACCTGATAAGTTTCCTGACGCACTTACAACACCTGTGGTAAATAAGTTTGCACCAGTTACATTACCGGTTGCACTATGTGTGCCTGTCACTGCAATACCTGTACTTGTAATTACTTGTACATTTGCAGTACCGCCAACGCTTGTTCTTACATTACCATTTGCTGCTACAGATACATTACTATTACCATTAATGATTGAGCTTCCTGCAGCAACAGTTAGGTTGGTTAGTAAACTTCCGTCTCCTTGGAAGAAATTCGCTGTTACTAAATTACCTAAATTAGCATTTAATGCAGTTAAATTACCACTTGCACTAATTTGTCCTGTATTTAGATTATTGACTGTAGCATTTCCAGAAGCACTTATTGTACCTGCTACTCCCAAATTAGCAACATTTGCATTTCCGGTTGCGCTGATGCGACCGCTTGTCAGTAAATTAGCACCAGTAATGTTACCAGAAGCTGAGAACGTAGATGTGCTGAGATTTCCTAAATTAGAATTACCATTTACAGATACATTTCCTGATACAGATAATCCTGTATTAGTAACAGTAACTACGTTTGCAGTTGCGCCAGAACTAATTGTAACTGCGCCATTTAATGAAGGAATACTTACGTTACTTGTACCATTACTTATTTGATTTAAGGAACTTTGATTACCTAAATTAATACCTGTTAGGAACGCACCATTTCCCAAAATATAATTAGCTGAAGTTATATTTCCTGTTGAACTTATTTCATTATTAATGATTAAGTTATTTGATGTAATATTACCTGAAACAGAAATATTACCAGAATTTACCTGTTGTGCAATTACGGTGCCGGTTGCACTCACATTACCACCTGTAAACAGGTTAGCACCTGTAATGTTGCCATTTGCACTAACTCTACCCGCAGTATTTAAATTTGATCCTGATATATTGCCATTAGCACTTACTACACTTGCTGCATTTAAATTATTTGCAAGAACATTACCTAATACGCTAATATTAGTACTGACGCTAATACTACTTGCAGTTAATGCACCTCCAGTTGATATTGAAGAGGTTGCTAAAAGATTAGATCCTTGAATGTTACTACTTGCCGTTATATTGCCAGTACTAGAAATTATTGCTCCACGTATGTTATTACCGGCAATAATGTTGCTACCAATGTTTAAATTACTACCTGTAATACTTCCTGTTGCACTTATTGTCACACTTTGTAACGTACTAGTAGTAGGGTTAAATGTTAAATTAGCACTTGCTGCTAATCCACTATTGATATTATATTGAATTTGATTCGTGCTACCTGCAACTATATCCGGTAGTACTACAGGACTCCAGCTAAGATTACCTAAACCATCTGTAACAAGTGTATAGTCAGGAAATCCGCCACCTATTCTTACGTTAGAAACATCACCTAATTGGGTAAGTCCATTAACGGTCAATCCATTTAATGTACCTACACTACTAATATTAGGCTGTGAGGAAGAATCTGCAGTTATGATTGCTGAAACAAAATTTGCGTAAACAGTATTAGATATGTTTGCGTTTTCAGCAGTTAGTGTGTTACTACTAATGCCATTAGCATCAGATGAAATTGAAGTATTACCTAAGTAAATAGTATTACCTGATAGGTATAATGATCTCCAACGATTCGTTGCGTTACCTAAATCCTGTTGAATATCAGTAGCAGGTATTAAATTACCTCTAACAACACCGGTGACCGAAAGATTACCTACATTTGCACTACCTAATGTGTTAACATTTCCTGCTGTTAATGTTCCACCTGCACTTACGATACCAGTTGTCCTTAAATTAGCACCGGTAACATTACCCGCAGCACTAATTGCTGAATTAGCATTTACTGTTGTGAAATTTGCCGCTTGTGCCGTGTTACCGAGGCCTATGTTTCCTGAAAAATTATTTGCAACAATATTAGAAGTTACATTTATATTTGTAATATTTGCATTACCAGCAAGAGCTAAATTACTTGTATTTTTATTAAAAGTTAAATTCGCACTTCCACCAAATAGTCCTGCTGTATCTTGGAATTGAATTTGTGTATTAGCTCCGCCAGGCACACCTGTACCAGCTTGATAAAATGAACATATAATATTACCAGTGTTTGGTGTTGCTGGAGTGAATCCTGTACTGTTAACAGCGTTCGCTAAACCAGGGTCTGAATATAGTGAAAAAGTTTTATTTGTTAACTTAACGCCATAGAATTTGTTTGTGCTATTTTCACCCGCTGTTGATATTTGTGTCATACCACTTACACCAATAATGGTAAGTGGTATACCAGTTACAACTGTGTTGTCATTAATTGTTGTTACAACCGCTGGATTCGTTTTAGAAATATCCTGAATTCTAAAAGTACCAACTCCTGTACCTTCCCATGTAAGATTTCCTGTACCGTCAGTAGTGAGAACATAACCATTCAAACCTCCGCGCATAACAACATTATTTGCGTTTCCTAGGTCAATCTTAATATTACTTGTTCCACCTGCGTTAACCCATGTATTTGCATTTGCTACTAAAACTTGACCATTTCCAACTGGACTAGTTAAAGCAATTTGGGTATTAGCGGTTCCGCCTATTTTAGACCAATTTAAAACAGAAACTTCTGTTAAAATTTCAGTCTGAGTGGTTAATGAGTTACCAGCTGGAGGAAATAAATTGGGATCATTTCCTATGTATAATCTACGCTCATCAGTTGCAAAACCTAATTCGCCTTCAGCTAGCTGGGGCAAATCAACGTTAGCCCCTGTACGGTGTTGAATCTTAGAAATCTGTATAATAGCCATAGTATAATTCTTATGAAAAGATGATTATACTATTTATCAATCTAAAATAGATTGGAAACTATAGAAATTTACTGTAATATTCGTCTAATTTACGGAACCAAAGATCAGAATATTTCTGAAATTCACCCCCTTCAACTATGAATTCTAGATATTGATTGTCTGCAGTACACATAAAAATTACGCCTTTTGTAATCTTTGTTCCGTAAACTTCGTTATGTGCATTTGCATATGCTGCTGATTGTATGAAATAATCTTCAATCCATTCACGCTTTTTTACTTTATTGCTCTGTTTGTGATCCATAATAGCTTCATCACCATCATGTATTCCGCACAAGTCTGTGGTACCAGCATAAATCTTAGGGAAGTAAAGAGGAACTTCTACGCCCCATGCTTCATTTACTTTACAAAGACCTTGCTCAATAATAGACTTAGCCATTGTATGACTTTGTACGCTATAAGGATTACTTCCTGGATCTTTTAGTGATCCTTCTTTGATATAATCCTCAATGAATTTGTGCATTCGTGTTCCACGACCGGCTGCTTCAGTAGTAATCTCTTGCGCACGTTTATGACCAACACGGTTTCGCCATTCCATTAATGCTTTTTTAGATTCTTCGGACTTCGTTGCGTCTAGTATAGTTGTTACGCTAGGAAGTTTTTCACCGTCTGGAGTAGCATACTTTCTTGAACCGTTAATTGTCTCTTTGTTGATTTTGACGTAATTGAATTTGTTTGGATTATACATTTTTATATTTTATATTAAAGCTTAAACTAATTCTTTCATCAGTAGCTGGAAGTGTTCTATGCATCAAATTGCTCATAAAAATGATGCATCTACCTTCCAAACTGTTATAATCACTAGTATGGCAATTATTTAAATTAGTCTCTGTATATTTTGGAGTTATTGGTTGATAGAAATGATATGGTGATTGAAATACAAAGTCTTTTTCTCCTGAACTTTTAATATAAAAAACTCCAGATAAAAGTGAATCAGGGTGTAAATGCAAGTCTTGAAATCCATGTACTTGATAAGAATTTAACCAAGAATCTACAAAATATAATTCTTCTTTTTCTATTTTATGTATGTCACAAAATACGGCTATAGTTTGTATTATTTGTTCTTTTATTTTAGTAAATTCTTTAAGATTTAACACATTTGCATAGGTTCGTACTGTGCTAAGGCAGGGACTATTAAAAGGTTTACCCCCATGCTCAGATATAATATCCCGTGAAAGGTCTATTAAATCGTCAGGTACTTTTCCAAAATCTTTGTAAACTACTAGAGAAGGGAATAGATAATTGTAGTTAAAAGTGTCATCGGACATCTATGAATTGTATTACAATATTACTAATAATACAACTTAAACGGTAAAACTTTCTCCGCAACCGCAACGTGCCTTTTCATTGGGATTGATAAAGTCAAACCCTTCATTGAGTCCTTCTCGTTTCCATTCCATTGTAAGACCGCTTACATAGGGCAAGTCTTTTTGACTGACAACAACAATAACATCATTTGTGTTGTAGCTCATGTAGCTTCCTGAATCAGGTAAATTATCAACATATTCTAATTTGTATGCTAAACCACTGCAACCAGTAGTTTGCACACCTATCATTATGCCTAATCCTTTACCACGTTTTTGAATTTGTTGCTTGACTTTGTTTGCTGCTTTTTCAGTGAGTATAATCATCTTTTATCGCTGGCTCTTTGTGCCATTTTTGCAACAGTTTTTTCAGCATCATCAACACTCATTGGTGTTTTGCCGTCAGTTTTTTGACCTTTGAAAATAACTTCGTCACCTTTAATATCATCAATGATGTTTACTAAAGGCTCCTTAGATATCATGTCACGTAAATCACTTATATCAACACTGATGTCATTGTTATTCATCAATTGCAAGAATGCATCAACTGACATAGGTTTGTTTGCATGTAGGTATCTATCCTTAAGTTGGTCAGTTATTGCAACTAACTTAACTCTAAGTGGATCGGTACCTACAAACTCAAATAAACGCATTATTATCTTTTGCCACGGCCTAATTTAGGAGCAGGAATTTCTTCACTGTCCATTTCATCTTCAGGTGGCGTTGGTAATTCTTCTGCACCTTGAGCCATAGCGTCAACTTCAGGCTCGCCCATTGATGGTGCAGCGCCCATATTACCCATACCGCCCATGCCAGGCATACCGCTACCAAAACCACTACCTTGTCCTGTGACAACATTTAAGGCACTTTGTAATCCACTTTTAGCTTGTGTCAATGCTGCTTGCAATCCAGACAAAGCTTCAGTCGCCATTGCATTGAATTGCTCTCCTTGGTCACTGCCCATTTCACCGCTAACACTTTCTACTACTGCAGGCAATTCTTTTACTAGCATGTCAGAAACATCTTCAATCATTTTCTGAACACTGTCCATCATATCTTTAGCCGCAAGAACAACCTGTGCTTGTTCAATTTCTTCGTTTTCTACAACGATACGACTGTTATATTTTGGTGTTTCTTTTAGTTCAGCATAATAGTCTGACAATGCTTGTTCCATAAACACTAGTTTTAGATACTGTGGATTATTTTCGCTGGAATAGGATTTATCAGTTTCTTTTACCTCGCTGATTAAGTTTTTTACTTTACCGAGCATGTTTCTTGTCTGTGACAAGCTTAGCTTCTCAATCGGAAGATCGGTATTAAAGTTTTCTCTTAAAGCCTTTTTGGCCATTGCGTAAGGTTTTTGATTAAATTCTGTAAGTTTCATAGTAATTCCCAAAGATGTATAGTATTTATCAAGATTTCAATTATTTATAGGAACTAGTGCC